AAAGTCTTCAGACAACGAATCCTCTGTTTCACCATCTTGATTAGATAATTCGCCACCATCTGAATTATAATATCTACAGTCTAGTCTATAAGCACATTCATACTCATCGCAGTAAGTTGTTGGCCCAGAAGAGCTATTTCTTCTAATTCGACAATTGTGCATTTCAGAAGGAAATATTTTAGCTAATTCATCTGTAACAAACTTTGGCTTACCATACCACAATGTATTGAATCTATTCATAGGGCTAGTGCTAGTAGCATTATATGTAGTATGCCATCTCATAAATATTGAATATAATTCATCAAATTGCAATTTATATAATGAGTTTTCTATAGCAAGTTGAAAAGAGCCTAAACAAACATATGCCACCCTATCTACTACACTATCCATTTCTTCAACACCATATATAGATCTTGAATAATCTTCATTAGAAATATATGGATGAGATAATTGATAAGAACCCCACTGATCTTCTATATCATTGATATAATGCCTATAGTATCGACCTTTCCATTGATTTTCAAATCCATTAGAATATGTTCCTGTTATATTTGAATATCTAGCATTGCGATTTAATATAGGACGCATATTGTCATTTAACCATTGCGAATCAGAACATATTTTATATAACAATTCGTCAATACTAATTGCCCAATATATATATGCTTCATTTATTGGCACAGGATGAGTTGAGTTTCCTGCTATTAAATGAGTTTCAGTCTCTGGCAAAGAAACTCTAATAACAAATAGTTCTTTATCATCATTAAAAGAATCGCTTTCATAGTAAGTTCCTATAAAAGAATCTACTTTTCCTGCCATAGATGATTGACTAGTTATTTTTTCAATAAGACCATTTATTGCATCTCTTACAACATCTGAATTGTCTTGAAAGGAGTTATAACTGCCTCTCATTTGCTTCATACATCCTTCTAAT